CGACGTCGTCTTCAAGACCGTGCCGCCGACCAACATCGCCATCCTGCCCGGTGCCGGCGGCAAGGTGGTGGGCTGGTTCCAGTGGCGCAAGAAGCAGCCGCTCGAGGAGGTCTGGAAGGAGTTCGGCAAGAAGGGCAAGTTCCCCGACAAGTTCATGAAGGATCTCAAGAGCGATCCGCGGCGCGAGCTCGTCGTCCATACCGCGACCTGGGACACCAGCACGGTCGAGAAGTACAGTTACAAGCAGGTCGCCATCCTGAGCGACTACAATGCGGTGATCTACGAGAACGACCTCGAGGGCGAGGGCAGCTGTCCATGGACGACCACGCGGTGGAGCCGCGTCGGCCTCGACGTGTGGGGCCGCGGCTGCGTCATGCTGGTCATGCCGGCGATCAAGACCTGCAACCTCACGGTCCAGATGATCCTCGAGAACGCCGAGCTGGCACTCGGGGGCGTGTGGACCTACGACGACGACGGCGTGTTCAACCCCGACAACATCGTGCTCGCGCCCGGCACCTTCATTCCCAAGTCGAAGGAGGGCAAGGTCGAGGCGCTGCAGAGCGCGGCGCAGTTCAACGTCGCCGACCTGGTGCTCGCCGACCAGCGCATGAACATCAAGAAGGGGCTGTTCATCGACGAGATGGACACCCAGGGCAAGACGCCCAAGTCGGCTTTCGAGATCCAGCAGCGCCTCGCCGAGATCGCCCGCGACCTCAGTGCGCCGGGCGCCCGCCTGGTGCACGAGTGCCTGATCCAGCAGGTCAACCGCACCATCCACATCTTCGAGCAGCAGGGCATCCTCGATTCGATGGGCCTGCGGGTAAACGGCAAGCAGATCAAGATGACGGTGAAGTCGCCCTTGCTGCGCGGCCAGGACCAGGTCGAGCTCAACGAGCTGATGCAGTGGGGCCAGATGATGGACGCGCTGTTCGGCCCCAACACCGCGGCGATGACGCTCAACCGCGCCACCACCATCCCCTACATCAGCAAGCGCAACGGCATCCCGATGACGCTGATCAGGAGCGACGAGGAGATCAAGGCCGACCTCGCCAAGGCGCAGGCCGGCGCGATGGCCGCCCAGGCGGCCGCCCCGGCCGGGCCGGAAGGCGCCCAGCAGGTCCAGGGCGACATCGCCCAGGCGGCCACCGGATGACCGGCGGGATCGAGGGCCGGGCGCCGCGCCGCGCCATCCAGCACCGCGCCGACGCGGTCAAGGGCATCGACGGCAAGATGTACCCGCGGGACGTCGAGGACGAGCTCAACGGCCTCGCCCACCGCGTGCTCGGCACGGCCGACGGCCAGCGCTTCCTCGCCTACCTGCGCGGCATTACCATCCACGTCGCCTTCGAGGGCAACGTCGAGCCGCACGCCCTGATGCACATGGAAGGCCAGCGCTGGCTGGTCGGCCTGCTCATTTCACGCAGCAACGCCGGGAGCATCCGATGACCGATCTGCTGAGCCGCGACCCGCTCTACCTGCAATACGCCACCCTGCCGGCCGACGACGCCAAGCCACTCGGCGGCGGCCCGGCAACCTACCGCGTCATTCCGCGCAGCCAGATGCCGATCGATGCCCGCACGCTCGGCTACACCTGCCCGACCACGGCGATCGACATGCAGATCGCCCGCCGCGAGGGCGATGAGAGCAATGCCGGCAAGCCACCCAAGGTGGTGCCGGGACAGGAGCAGACATGAACTGGCGCGAGAGGATCCGTTTTGCCCCGGCTGACGGAGGAACTGGCGGTGGCGGCAGCGAAGGCGGCGGTGGTGGCGGTGGTGGCGGCGGAGGAGCTGCGCCGGGCGGTCCGCCGGGCGCTCCAGCGGGCGACGGCAAGGGCGACGGCGGAGCAGCGCCGGCAGGCGATCCGGGCGCAGCAGCTGGGCCCGGTAAAGCCGACCCCAAGTCCGACGCCAACCCCTACAAGGTCCCCGACAAGTTCCTCGTCGAGGGCAAGCCCGACTACGGCAAGCTCACCGCAGCCTACGGCGACGCCGAAAAGGCCCTGATGCGCAAGGGCACGGAGGTCCGTGCCGAGGTCGAGCGGGCATTCCACGAGGAGCGCGCCAAGGCCGCCCCGGCGACGCCGGGCGACTATGTCGTGATGGACAAGTTCATCCTCGGCGACCGCGAGGTCACCGTGCTGAAGGACGACCCGATGATGGACTTCGTGCGCACCGTGGCGCACGCCAACCACTGGACCCAGAAGGAGTTCGACGACAACCTGCGCGGCTACGTCGCCCAGCAGATCGCCGCCCTGCCCAAGTGGTCGGAGCAGGCCAAGGCATTGGGACCGCTGGCCGACCAGCGCCACCAGCGCGTCGACGGCTTCCTGCGCTCGAGCCTCAGCGCCGAGAACTACGCCACCTTCGCCCGGCTGCCGGCGACCGCTGCCACCATCAAGGCGGTCGAGGAGCTGATGGAACTCGCCGGCCATCCCAAGTTGAGCGACGACACCACGGCGATTCCCTCGGAAACACTGAGCCGCGACCAGCTGCGCGAGATGCAGCGCGACCCGCGCTACACCGGCGAGCGCGGCAAGGAGATCGAACCGGCCTTCGTGGCTCGCGTGCGCGCCGGCTATCGCGCCTTGGCAAAGAACGGCCAGGGGCGGTAGAACAGGGAAAGGCCGCGGCCCCACCACGCGATGTGAGCTCGTTCAGCGAACGGGAGCAACTCACACCTCCCGCCGACCGGGACAAACCGTCTGCCCGCATGATCATTCAATCATCCGGACGGAGTCCCCATGGCAAACCCGACAATCGACGTCGCCTTCGTAGAAGAATTCGAGGCCGGCGTGCACGAAGCCTACCAGCGCAAGGGCTCGATTTTCCGCGCCTGCTGCCGCAAGCGGAGCGGCGTCAAGAACAAGACGACCTTCCAGAAGTACGGCACCGGCAACGCGACGCAGAAGGCGCGCAATGCCGTGATCCCGCCGATGAACAACGCCCACACCAAGGTCTCGGTCACTGTCGAGGACTGGTATGCCGGCGACTTCATCGATGAGCTCGACGAGCTGCGCGTCAACCACGACGAGATGCAGGCGTCGATGAACGCCGGCGCCTATGCGCTGGGCCGCAAGACCGACGACCAGATCATCGCCGCGCTGGCCGCCGGCGCGCTCAACAACGTCGACGATGTGACCAACGGCGCCTCGCTGCCGTGGGCCACGGCGGTCATGGTCAACATGGGCAATAACGACATCCCGGATGACGGCGACCGCTATGGCATCGTCGGCTGGGAGCAGTGGGGCAAGCTGCTGGCGATCCAGCAGTTCTCCAACAGCCAGTATGTCGGCGAGGACGACCTGCCGTTCCAGCGCGGCACCCAGGCCAAGCGCTGGCTCTCCATCATGTGGATGCCGTGGTCGGGCTACGTGCGCGGCACCAACACCACCAACTATGCCTTCCACCGCTCGGCGGTCGGCCACGCGATCGGCCAGGACGTCAACAGCACCATCACCTACGAGGGCACGCGGGCCGCGTGGTGGGCGCTCAACAAGATGCAGATGAACGCCGTCGTGATCGACGGCCTCGGCGTCGTGCAGTCGTCCCTGAAGGTCGCCTGAGCGCGGGCAACCCGCAGAAAGAGAGAGAACCTCATGGCACTCATCCGCACGGACTTGAACCTGCTGGCGAGCGGCGGCTACGGCAAGGTGTGGAGCTACATCACGGTCGACACGCACGCCACGGTGATCGCCGCCGGCTACTTCAACTCGATGTCGGGGCAGCTCGTCGTCAACGACCGCATCCACATGAAGAACGCGACCGGCGTCTACGACCTGGCGGTGTCGGCCAACACCGGCGGCGTCGTCACGGTGCTGGCCAGCGCGGCGTACGCCTGATGGCCTACGATCCCTCGAAGATGTCGCTGCTCGGCCCGGCCGCCGGCGGCATGCTGTGGAGCTACCAGACGCCCGACGCCGCCGCGTCGGTCAAGCTGGTCTCCTACTTCCTGCCGATCTGGCAGACCCTCGACATCGGCGACCGCATCCACGTCGCGGCCGCCGGCAATACCGTGTTCTTCGACATGGCCATCACCGGCGTGAACTCGGGCGCCGTCAGCTCGGTCTCCAGCGTGAACTACGCCTGAAAAGCAGCCGCCGCCCGCGATCTCCCAGGGCGGTTAACCTCGAGAGAGAGGCCCCTTCTCCTCCCCAGTTGAAGTCCCTTCCCCTCTCTCTCTTTTTTTCCGGAGACCCCATGAGCCAGATGCCGATGCCGCAGACCTCCGTCGAAGTGGCATCGGCGGCGATGGTGCTGCTCGGCATGCGGCCGATGACGAGCTTCCAGGAGGTCGGGCGCGACGAGGTCTACACCGTCTCGGCGCTCTACGAGCTCACCGTCAACGAGCTCGCCGAGGCCCATCCGTGGAAGTTCTGCCAGGGCCAGCAGATGCTCGAGAACGACCCGGTGCCGCCCCTCGACCGCTTCGACACGGCGTGGCTCCTGCCGGCCTTCCCGAACGGCGTGCCCTACACCATCCACACCGTGCGGCTCGACGACTTCCCGGTGAACTACGAGATCATGGCGCAGCGCATCTACTGCGACGCCACCGCCAGCGAGACGCTGGTCGCCGAGTACACCTACCGCGTCGACGAGGCGTGGTGGCCGCCCAGCTTCAAGATGTGCGTGGTCTTCCGCCTGGCCGGCATGCTGGCCAACGCGATCACCCGCAACAAGGCGCAGATCGACGCCATGAACGGCGCCTACGAGGTCCAGCTCGGCCGCACCAAGTTCCGCGACGCCAAGTCGGTGACGGCGAAGCGCATGGATCAGACGCGCTTCCTGCGCAACCGCCGTGTCCTCACCCACAGGTAACCATGCTGCGTACCCTGCAGACCAACTTCACCGGCGGCATGGTGTCGAACGACGCCCGCGACCGCCTCGACCTCAACGTCTGGAAGAACTCGGTGGCGCTCGCCGAGAACGTGCGCATCCATCCGCAGGGCGGCGCCAGCCGGCGGCCCGGCCTCGCCCACGTCGACAATGCCGCGGGCAACGGCTGGTCGACCAATAACTGGTACCAGATCGAGCCTTTCGTCTTCTCGGGCGACCAGCAGTACGTCTTCGTGTTCATGGGCGGCTTCGTGAACATCTATTCCAAGCAGAGCCGCGCCCTCCTGCAGCGCCTGTCGACGCCGTGGCCCAACAACGTGATCACGCTCAACGAGCTGTCGATCCTGCAGGTCTTCGACACCATGCTGGTGTTCCACAAGGACTACACGCCGATGAAGATCGTGCGCCAGCCGAGCGGCACCTTCACCATCGAGCAGCTGATCTACAGCCAGTACAACGACGGCAAGGCCAACGTGCAGCGGCCGCCCTTCCACAAGTACGTGCTTGGTCACGTCGCCATGTGGACCGACGGACCGGACAACAGCCCGGCCACCGGCACCATGGGTGTCTACACCAGCGACCCGGTGTTCGATCAGGGCCACGTCCAGACCTGGATCAACTTCAAGGGCGTCTACCTGCTGGTCACCGCCGTGATCAATCCCGGCTTTGCGCTGGCGATCGCCACCTCGACCATCGCCGACTGGCAGACCCACAGCGCCGACTGGCAGGAGCAGGCGTTCTCCAACGTGCGCGGCTGGCCGCGCTGCGGCGTGCGTCACGAGCAGCGCCTGTTCCTGGGCGGCGGCCGCGACCTGCCGAGCACGATCTTCGCCTCGACAACCTACGACCCGTTCAACTTCTTCCTCGGCGACGGCTTCCCGACCGACGCCATCAAGTACACCGCCTCGGCCGACCGGGTCGCCGAGATCCGCCGCATGGTGAGCTACAACCACCTGCAGATCTTCACCGCCGACGGCGAGTTTTACGCCCCGACGCCCGATTCGGGCGCGCTGACGCCGGGCAACATGAGCGTGCGCCAGGCCTCGGCCTACGGCATCGGCAACGCCCCGGCGATCCGCTTCGACCAGACCACCATCTTCATCAGCCGCGCCGCCGGCGCGATCCGCGAGTTCATCTATGACGGCCTCGCCGCCAACTACTCGTCGGACGCGCTGACCTTCATGGCGAGCGACCTGCTGAAGGGCGTGCCCTACGACATCTGCGCCGCCATGGAGACCGACTTCGCCCAGGAGGCGCTCGGCCTGGTCCAGCTCGGCACCGGCTACCTCGCCGTGCTGTCCAAGGTGCGCAAGGAGAATGTCGGCGCCTGGATGACGTGGCGCACCGACGGCCTGATCCGCGGCGTCGGCGTGGTGCAGCGCGAGATCTGGGCGATCGTCGATCGCTGGCATGATGGCATCGGCTACCTGCGCGGCCTCGAAGTCTTCGATCCCAACTTCCGCATGGACTTCGCGGCCCGCGCCACCTCGTCGACCCCGGCAACCCGCTGGGGCTGGCCGCACCTGGCGAGCCGCACCGTGGTGTGCCGCTCGGGTGACCTCTATCTCGGCAGCTTCGCCGTCGACAGCGTCGGCTACCTGACGCTGCCGATCGCCGTCACCGACCTCGAGGCCGGCCTCAACTTCGTGCCGACGGTGACCCCGCTGGTCCAGGAAGTGCAGCTGCCCGATGGGCTCAGCTGGGGTCATCCCAAGCGCGTCTGCTCGACCACCGCCTCGGTGAGCGACTCGCTCAGCCTGCAGATCGACCTCGACGCCATGCCGGTCGACAACGCCCAGCAGGATCCCAGCGCGGCACCCGACCGCTTCACCGGCAAGTTCAAGTCGTGGCGGCTCGGCTGGGGCACCGACGAGGCGCCGACGCTCTACAGCCCCTATCCGCTGCCGCTCTACCTGCGAGCGATCATGATGGAGGTCGAGGTATGAGCGTCCAGATCGCCCTGATGGCCGGCATGGTGGCGATGAGCGCCGCTTCGGCCGCTTCGTCAGCCTCGAAGGGCGCCGATGCCGCCAGCGCCGGCGCCGCCCAGGGCGTCGAAGGCGCGATGGTGCGCGGCAGCCAGGGCCGCGTTGCCGCCGCCGGCACCGGCGTCGAGATCGCTGAGACGCGGCTCTCGACCTTCCAGCAGGAGATGCAGCGCCGCATGCAGATCGCCCAGCTCTGGCAGGCCAACGCGATCGACGCGGTGGGCCGCGGCGCGGCGCCCGATCCCAACGATTCGACATCGGTCATCCAGGCCTACAACGCCCGGCTCGGCGAAGCCGACATCGCCAACATCCGCTTCATGGGCGACAGCCGGGTCAGCAAGCTGTCGTTCCGCCAGACCCAGCAGCAGCTCGGCGTGGCCGCCAGCGACCTCGAACAGGTCAATATCACTGACAATGCGGCGCGCACGCAGGACATGATCCAGAGCAACATGATGTTCCAGATCGGCGGCGCGGCGCTCAAGGGCGCCTCGGGCTTCACCTACGGCGGCGGCGGCGCCCCACCGGCCCAGAACGCCGACCAGATCATGGGACTGGTCAAGTAGATGGCCGAGCAGTTCGACCAGCCACGCACCGTCATTCAGCCGCAGGCAACCGAGCAGCCGGCGGCGCTGTCCGGCGTGTTCGACCGCCAGGCCGCCTTCCTGTCGAGCCTGTCGAGCACCTACTACGGCCAGGCCCAGCAGCAGATCGGCCAGGCCTCGGCCTACTTCGACAAGGCGCTCGAGGTCTACGGCAAGGAGGCCGAGCAGAAGGCGATCGCCGATGCGCCGGCGATGATCAAGTACGACGGCAACCACAACCTGATCCCGCCGTCGTCGTTCTATCCGCCCGGTATCAGCACGCGGGCCTACTCGGAGAGCTTCAAGACAACCGCCGAGGCGCTCTACCGCAACTCGGCCGAGAACGAGCTGATCCAGCATTCCAACGAGATGCGCGTGAAGTTCGCCGCCGACCCGGCGGCCTACAGCGCGGCGATGGCGACCAAGTCGGAGGCGATGCGCGTCAACCTCGATCCCAAGGTGGCGCCGTGGCTCGACCTGCGCAGCCAGCAGATCACCTCGCAGGGCATCAGCGTGCTCGCCGTGCAGAACCAGACGGTGCAGAACGCCATCACCAAGGAGGCTGCCGACCGCACCCTGGCCGGCGTGCGCGACGATGCCGGGCGGCTGGTCGCGGCGCAGCCCTCGTCGCAGGGCGGCGGCGGCACCTCGGCCGGCTACGACAACAACATCGGCAACATCACGGTGAGCGGCGACCAGTACCACGGCGGCAAGGGCCTGCCGATCAAGGTCGCCGGCAACCCGCTCACCTTCGAGACCTTCCAGAGCGCCGAGCAGGGCGTCGCGGCGTCCTACAACCTGATCCGTGCCAAGGCCAAGGCCGAGGGCGGCCAGATCAGCTTCGCCACCCTGGTCGACAAGTGGGACCCCAACGCCACGCCCGAGGTCAAGGCGAACTACGCCGGCGCAATGGCCAAGGCGGCCGGCCTGGCGGCCAACGACAACGTGCCGCTCGACGACACCGCCAAGATGGCCGAGGTGCTGAAGGCGCAGAACAGGTTCGAGAAGGGCAAGGTGACGGTGCCCGACTCGGCCTTCGCCGACGGCGTGCGCTTCGCCCAGGGCGACAAGACGGTATCGCCCAAGACCAACATCGCCGGCGACGTGGCGCTGGCCGATCCCAAGGCGCTGGCCGACCGGGCGACCCTGGCGATCAACTCGGCCGAGCTCAGCGAGCGCCTCAAGCGCTACGAGGTCGAAGCCAGGGCGGCCGGCATCAGCCCGGCCGAGATCGAGCGCAACAAGAACGAGCTGCGCTACGACGTCCAGATCAAGGCGATGACCGAGCAGATCAAGTCGAGTGCACCGTCGCTGTACGGCCGCGACGGCTACCTCAACCAGGGCGCCGTGGCGGCCACCGAGGAGTCGATCCGCCAGACCGCCGCCAAGTATCCCGGTCGCGAGAAGCAGGTCACCGAGGCGCTGCAGGGCGCGCTCGCCTACGCCCAGACCCAGGCGTCGCGCCAGGCCAACCAGATCCAGGTCAACGACCAGCGTACCGCCGAACCGAAGATGCGCCAGATGGCGATCGACTCGGCCAACGCCAAGGCGGCCTCGCTGGCCGGCGATTCGCTGGGGGCGGCCTACATCACCAACAAGCTCGAGCAGCAGGGCCGCGACCACCTGAACGACACCTCGCTGAGCGACAGCGTCGCCATGAAGCTCGGCTCGGCGGCCTTCCAGAACGGCGCGGTCAGCCGCGGCGCCCTGCAGGAGAGCTACACCAACCGGCTGCAGGGGCTGAGCGCCATCGTCAACTCGCCGAGCTCGTCGCCCGACCAGGTCGAGCGCGCCCGCTCCGAGCTGCTGACCATCAACAGCGATCCGGCGATCACCCGCGACCTGACGGCCGGCCAGCGCGCCTATGCCCAGTCGGCGCTCGACAAGGTCGTCACCACCAGGCTGGCCGGCGACTACGCCGGGATGGCGATGCAGGCGCCCAAGGGCGAGGTCACGCCGGCGGTGTTCGACCAGACCATCAACGACAACGTCAAGAAGGGCGTGTTCGGCGACACGCCGGGCGCCGTCGCCTCGCTCGCCCAGGCCGCCCAGCTGTCGGCCGTCAACCGCGCCGCCTGGGACAAGAACATGGCGAACGACCGGCTGGCGACCGACGGCCTCGACGCCACGCTCAAGGGCCGCCCGGTGACCGACGCCCAGCGCGAGGCGATCAAGCAGCGCGTGCCGTTCCGCCTGCCCGGCGAAGCCGAGGGACCGGATGCCAGCAACCCCGGCGGGCCGGCCGAGCCGATCGAGGGCCAGACCTACAATCCGGCCAACCCGGCGCACGTCCAGCGCCTCAGCGACTACCTGCGGCGCACCGGCGTGATGCCCGACCGGGTCAAGGACTCGACCGAGCACATGCCGCGCTCGCCGAACGAGCAGGACATGGCGAAGTGGGCCAACACCTACTCGGCGGTCGCCCAGGTCGTCGCCGAGAAGCAGCAGGCGGTCACCGGGCTGCGCCCCAAGGTCAACGAGGTGCAGACCGCGGTCGGCGCCCTGATCGGCGAATCGACGGCGACCTACCTGGCCAACGTGCAGCGCTACGGTGCCGAGGCGGCCTTCCGCATGGACCAGGCCAATGCCTCGAAGACCTCGGTGACCGGCGCCACCGGCCAGCCCAACAACCAGCTGACCGGCGAGGTCGACAGCGCTGCCGACAAGTTCACCAAGGAGATCGTCGACTCGGCGGGCGGCTCGAGCTGGTACGCCAAGCTGGGTGCGCTGCGCATCCCCTTCACCGACAGCTGGAAGCTGACCGAGAAGGAGCGCGCCGCCGAGGCCCTGTTCAGCGTCAGTCCTGATGCCCGCCCGGGTTTTCTGGGCCGCGTCACCGGCGGGCCGGCCGGCCAGAACTACAGCGGCGGCATCAAGTTCAGCGAGGACGCCAAGGACTTCATCGCCGGCCAGAGCGCTGCCTACCTCGCCACCGACGGCCACGCCATCAACGGCCAGATCACCAACGAGCGGCCGGCCGACTACGCCTTCCGGGCGATGGCCGAGAAGAACAAGGACATGCTCGAGCTGGTCTCGACCGGCGACGGCACGACCGCCGAGATCCGCCTGAAAAGTTTCAGCAAGGCGACCGCCGAGAAGATGGGCATGGACAAGCTGACGCCCGAGGCGACCCAGGGCATGCTCGATGCGCTGGTCCAGTCCGATCGCCGCGCCCGCAACCTGATCGGCACCACCTACGACCCCAAGACGCTGATCGCCACGCCGGTTCTCGAGTCCGACAACTCGGCGAGCTGGACCGTCACCGCCCGCGACAAGACCACCGGCATGCCGGTCACCCTGCTCGACCTGTCGCAGAACGACCCGCGCCTGAAGGCCGAGGCGGTGGCGGCCGACAGGCAGGCGTGGCTCGCCGTCGACCGCTATTGGCAGAGCGAGGACGGCAAGAAGCCGGCGCCCGGCACGGTCGCGGCCTACGGCTCGAGCCTGCTGCGCACCGTGCTGGCGCCGATGGACCAGTGGCTGCACGACCGCGGCGTCTCGCCGGCCTCGATGAACGTCCAGGACAACGCCGCCTTCCAGACCGAGTTCAACAGGCGGCTCCAGCAACTGCCCGGTTCGCAGGCCGACTGGAAAGCCACGCTCGACAAGATCGCCAAGGACCCGACACCCGACGACGGCCGCCACGGCGTGATCCGCAGCCTGGTGCGCGCCGCCCAGGGCGCACCGGCCGAGGGCGCCGTGCCGGCGCAGAGCCCGGTGGTGCTGCCAGCCCAGACACCGATCGGCACCGGGCCTGATGCTGCCGCCGAAGCGGCGGCCCGCGCTGCCGCCGAGAGCGCGCCCAACCGGCGGGGCCGCTGATGGCCGACCTGCTCGACCCGACGGCACCCGCCGCACCGGCACCCGGCCAGCCGACCAGCCCGGTGCCGCCGCTGGTTCCGGCGACGCCCGCCCGGACGCCGATGTTCAGCGTCACCGGCAGCCTGCCGGGCGACCTGCCGGGCGGCGACTTCACCAAGGAATACCTGCGCGGCCTGCGCGAGCGCACCGGCCTGCAGTCCTGGCAGCCCGACCTCAAGGGCCCGTTGCTGCGCCGCGCCCTGCCCGAGCTCGAGCCGCTCAACGGCCGCACCATCACCCCGGCGCCCGAGGGCGTGGGCGGGCCGATCGAGCTCAACCTCGACCGCATCGGCGACCCCAAGTATGTCGGCCGCATCACCGGCCTGGCCGGCCTCGCTGCGCCGATCCTCGACCCATTGCGGGCCTGGATGGAGGTCAACCATGCCGCGGCCAGCGTCGCCCCTGACCCCAACTACGATCCCTTCGCCGACCACCAGATCGAGGAGGCCGGGCTCGACAATCAGATGACCCTGTTCAAGGGCTCACAGTCGCGTGACCAGACCAGGTGGCTGATCGGTCATATCCGCGAGAAGCAGAAGGACGCCGACTGGATGAGCCGGTCGCCGGGTTACAGCCAGCTCGGCCAGATGGTTACCGGCATGATCGGCGACCCGTCCAACTGGATCCCCGGCACCGCCGGGGTGAAGGGCCTGCAGCTCGCCAGCCGCGGCCTCGCCGGCAAGCTGACCGGCAACGAGATCCGTGCCCTGGCCGCCCGTCCGGCGGTCTATGGCGGCATCGCCGACGGCCTGCGCAACACCGCCCTGACCGGCGCCTTCATGATCGCCGAGAACGCCCTGGTGCGGCAGCTCGACCCGACGGTGCCCGGCCTCACCCTGGAAGACCTCGTGCTGCCCGGTGCGATCGCCGGCTCGATCGGCATGCTGACCGGCGTCTCGGCGCGCTGGACCGCCCGCCGGCTGGCCGACGAGGTCCAGCAGGCCGACTTCCTCAAGCCGCCGGGTGCCCGGCCCTACGGCGCCGAAGGACCGCGACCGGGCGGCATCGAGGAGCCCGGCCCGTCCTACTCGCCGTCCAATGGCGGTGCCTTCACGCCGGGCGCCCTCAACACCGACTACGGGCCGATGCGCACCGCCGAGCACAAGGCCAACCCGGCCAATGCCGGCTTCACCGAGCCCCCGGTGGTGACGCGCCCCGTGCCGGTCGGCCGGCTCGCCCACGAGCTGCCCGACGACGCCGCCGGCGCCCGCGAGCTGGTGCTCAACGGCCAGTCGCGCAGCGCCGCCGAGTTCGAG